GCAAGATTTATGTCAAGATTGATAACGGCTATGAGCTTGACGAGCTTCACAATGTAAGAATCACATCCCCGTCTAATGGGCAGGTGCTTACCTATAATAGCGGTCTTTGGGAAAATCAGACGAATGGTTCGGGAACGGTAACAAGTGTTGCTGCTTCTGCCGGAACGGGAATCTCCGTATCGGGAAGCCCGATTACATCAAGCGGTACATTGACGATCACCAATACCGCACCTGACCAGGTGGTTTCTTTGACTGCCGGCAGCAATGTAACGGTTACTGGCACATATCCTAACTTCACGATTGCTGCTACTGGTGGCGGTGGCGGTTCGGGTACGGTAACTGATGTATCTGTGGTATCGGCAAACGGCTTTTCAGGGTCGGTAGCAACTTCAACAACTACTCCGGCCATAACCCTGTCGACATCTATCTCAGGCCTGCTGAAAGGCAGTTCAGGCGCATTGGCTGCTGCATCTGCTACGGATGTACCTGACCTTCCGCAGAGCAAGATTACTAACCTTGTAACTGACCTGGCTGCAAAAGCACCATTGGCTTCGCCTGCACTTACTGGCACACCAACTGCGCCTACCGCATCTGTCGGCACGAATACCACACAGGTCGCAACTACGGAATTTGTTCAGTCTGAGATTGCTAATGACGCTGTGTTGTTAACTGGCGACCAAACGGTAGCAGGCACAAAGACATTCTCTAGCACGATAAGTGGCTCGGTTACTGGTAACGCAGGTACGGTTACCAATGGTGTCTACACTACTGGCAACCAAACTATCGGTGGTACTAAAACATTTTCCAGTACGATTAGTGGCTCTGTTTCAGGCAATGCAGGGACTGTAACTAACGGTGTCTATACAACGGGCGACCAAACCATAGCAGGTGTTAAGACCTTTAGTGGTACAAGCACCATTGTTAATGGAAATCTTGGAATTGGTACTGCTAGTCCAGTCAATAAGCTAACTGTTACAGGTTCAACGCTTGCTTCTGGCGAGATTGGCACGATGGCGGTTACTGGAAACACAACAGCCAAGCGACTAGCTATTGGTGTTGATTCTACTTCCACCATGCACAGCTGGATACAGTCAGTAGAAGCCGGTATTGCACACAGAGCTTTAAGTTTGCAACCAACAGGCGGTAGTGTTGGTATTGGTACTACTGCCCCTAGTTATAAATTAGATGTTTCATCTACTGGAACATCTGTTGCTAGGTTTACTGGCCCTGCTAATGGATTTACTGACTTTACAAACGGTACTGGTACTTTGCGCGTACAGATGCTTAGTAATGTTCCGCACATCGGTTCTTTTACAAACCACAATCTAAATATAATTACCAATAATGCTGTTAGGGCAACATTTGACACAAGCGGAAATCTTAGCGTAACGGGTAATGTTGACGCACCTATATTCCGCGACAGCGCAAACACGGCATTTTATCTTGACCCTGCTAACTCAGGCACTTCACTAAATATCAATGGTAGCGCAGTAATTGGCGCAAGCTCGACTGTTGGTGGTGTGGTAATTGGTTACCGTGATGTTCCTGTTGCAACGCAAAATGCCACATATACCTTTGCTTTGACTGACGCAGGTAAGTCTGTTGGTAAGGACAATGCAACTGCATACACCTATACAATCCCTGCAAACGCATCTGTGGCTTTCCCTGTTGGGACTGTAATTACCGTATTTAACAACAATGCAACTAACAACATTACCATTGCGATTACCACCGACACGCTTCGCCTGGCAGGTACGACTTCGACAGGTAGCAGAACCGTAGCCCCGTTTGGCCTGTGTACCTTGTTCAAGGTATCTTCAACCGTTTGGATGGCATCGGGTTCAGGTGTCAGCTAATGAGTGGTGGACTTCAAATGCTGATGTCGCGTGGGAATCCTGCCGCAGGAAACCTTGACTACGCTGAATTTTCTGCAACAGACATCATAACTGGCGGTACGGCTGAGGCATATGCTGAGTTTTATACAGATGGAAGCGCAGGACTGTTTGGAAGTAGTGGCACTTCGCCTGACACTCCTAGATGGTGGACTATATCACCGCCTGCTACATGGATGAGTTATACATCAACTGGATTAGGCACAATTACTGGCGGTCTTGTCGCAGGGACTCGCTACCAGTTAAATGCAACTAGGAAACTAGGAAATCAACGAACAACACTTGGTGTTTCAACTAGGGTATTTACTATTACATTTTTTGATGCTTCAACGGGTGGCAATACACTAGGCACTAAAACTTTTACCGCAAGCGCGGAATACGCATAGGATTAGACATGGCACTAAATTACGAGTGGAAGGTATTTGGACTTAAGAAGGTAAGCACCGAGCTTGCTAGTGATGTAATCATTGGTGTGAGCTGGACTGTTACTGGTACTGACGAGGATGGTAATTCAGGTACATTTGATGGAACGACCCCCTTTAAGCCGCAGGATGTGGACTTGGCTAATTTTGTGCCGTATGCCGAGCTTGACCATGATACTGTGATCGGGTGGATTCAAGCCGAAGTGGTCGGTGACTACAAATACCATGTTGACCAGGAGATTCAACGGCAGATTGACAGCGCAAAGAGCCTGATTGTTGATGTTCATTCCAGTCAATTCCCGTGGGTTCAGGCCGAGTAAGGGGCTGAGATGATTGGTGGTGATCGACCAATAGTTAAGCAGGTAATGAAGGGCGACAACTTCAAGCTAGTGTATGTTTTCAAGGACACACCAGTAAGGGTTGATTGGCGAAGTGAAAAGGCCTTCTGTGTGCTGAAGAACAATGTGGTCAATGGCCGTGAGGCTAGTATCTCCGGCTACTGTGAAACCGAGTTTCCATGCTTGGTGACGGGTACTGCTTATATGCCCAACGGCGACATAGATAGTGTAAACTATGTTATACAGGCTAAGTTTGCCGATGACCGCCAAAGGTCACAGCTACTCTTGGCAACCGAGGGAATCAACGAATACAACCTATTATGTGAGGATGGTCAGCCATTAGCCTATGAAAACCGTTATACTAACTGAAGAACAATCTGTCCGACCCTTTGCAATGGAGATGATTGTAGGCGAACAACTGCCCGTTACCGTGCTGCTCAAATACCCCCCTGATTCCGCAGATTGGGTAGCATCTGATGGCCTGACCATCGTGAACACCAGTATTATTGGCCGTGAGGTGTCTTGCTTGGTGAAGGCGAATGAGCCTGCGATGAACACCTATTCCGTAAATGCCTACACCGAGCTTGTGTGTACCACCTACACGACTGCCCACAGCGATCCGCACCATGCCGAGAGCTATCAGCGCAAGTTCATTGTGAACATTAAGGTCAACAGCGATGTGAACCCGTAAGGGGATGTTATGGAAATACAGGAATTTGAACCAGTAAACGAGCCGAAATGCCCACCCCGACCCCGACCCCAACTGCTTCGGGACATCACGGGGCTTTGCCGTCTGCACAGCGAGGAAGCCTTTAAGAGCCTGGTCACCCTGATGCGCAAGTCTGAGGATGAGAACATACGGCTAAAAGCCGCAGAATCCATCCTGAACAGAGCCTATGGGAAGCCAAGCCAGTCTGTCCTGGTCGGTGAGATGGATGAAACCGTCAAGAAGGTGCTGCAAATCGAGTTCGTGAATGGCAACGACAATAATTCCGCTTAAGCTACCCCAAAAGGTAGGCTTCCTGTTCAAGCCCATGCGCTATAAGGTGCTGTACGGCGGTCGGGGAAGCGGCAAATCCCATTCGGTAGCAAAATCCCTATTGGTCAAGGGCAGTAACGAAACCCTGCGAATCCTGTGTGGTCGTGAGGTTCAGGATAGTATCAAGGACTCCGTACACCGCCTTCTGTCAGATCAAATCGAATTGCTTGGTATGAGTGATTTCTACACCATTACCGAGAATGAGATTAGGGGCGCAAATGGTACGCTGTTCAGCTTCACAGGCTTCCATCATAACAGTATCGGTAAGCTGAAGTCCTACGAGGGTTATGACATCCTATGGGTTGAGGAAGCTCAGACCGTATCCGAGAAGTCCTGGAAGGTTATGCTGCCGACCATCCGTAAGCCCAACAGCGAGATATGGGTCAGCTTTAACCCCGACCTAGAAGATGATCCGACTTACCAACGGTTTGTTATCAACAAGCCCGACAACTGCATTTCGGTGGAAATGAACTACTGTGATAACCCCTTTTTCCCTAGTGTGTTAGAGGATGAAAGGAAATACACACAGGAAAACTTCCCCAATGATTATGAAAATGTTTGGCTAGGAAAGCCCAGGTCACTTGCCGAAGGTGCTGTTTTTGGTAAGGAAATTCAAAAGGCCTACGATGAATCTCGCATCGGGACATTCGATTACGACAGCACACAGCCCGTTTTCACGGCATTTGACATCGGGGTTCGGGACAGCACATCGGTTTGGTTTGGGCAGCGCATAGGCTCACGGTGGCGCATGATTGACTACTTCGAGGGGACTGACGAGGGCGCACCCTTCTATGTGAAGATGCTCAAGGAAAAGCCCTACATCTACGGCGGTCACTTCACCCCCCACGACTCAAGGCACAGGGAGTTCGCTACTGGACTCAGCCCTGACGATGTGTTCCGCAACCACGGCATTACCCCGTCTGAAACCCCAAATATGCCCATTGAGGATCGGATTCACGCAGGCAAGCTGTTTATTGCCCAATGCGAGTTTGACGCGACCAGGTGCAAGGATGGTCTAAATGCCCTGAAGAATTGGCGGTGGGATGTGAATAACCGTACACAGATGCGTAGGCAAACCCCTCTGCACAACTGGGCCTCCCACGGTTCGGATGCCTATACATACTTTGCGGTCAGTAGTAAGCTGATGCACACATTTGCCCCTGTGTATGATTTTAGCAACATAGAGTCCGAGTTCGCATGACAAGCCAAGCCGACATTGATGCCCTGCGTCTGAGTACCGAAGCCAAACGGGGCAGGCTCGATGGCTGTCCTGTGGTGGTCAGGATTTCTGCCGTTGATAGCCAGGCTTACATATGGTTGCCACAGAAGGTGGTTGAAGATGCGTATGGTAATGTCAGCTACGAAAATGATATTCTTTCGGCTAAAGATGCCCTTTCTCGCGGTATGCACTTTGAGGTTTTCAAATGATTAAGAAAGACGATAAGTTTCTGTCGGATATGCGTAAACGCTATGAGCTTGCGCTAGAGGCCAACAGCGACAACCGTAACCGTGCCATTGATGATGTGCGATTCGTAACCATTCAGGGCGAGCAATGGGATGACTACCAGAAGCGCAAGCGCAAGACGAGACCCTGTTATGAGTTCAACCGACTTCGGCAGCACATTCGCCAAGTTACCGGCGACCAACGGCAGAACCGCCCGTCTATCAAACTTCGTGCCACAGAGGAAAACGACCAAGACCTTGCAGAAGTAATGCAGGGTTTGATCCGTAACATCGAGTCGGTCAGCAATGCCGAGAAAGCCTATGACACCGCATTTGAGTGGGCGGTAACTGGTGGCTTTGGTGTGTGGCGACTGACTACCGAATACAGCTCTGAGGACACCTTTGACCAGGACATCCGCATCGTTGAGGTGACCAACCCGTTCCGAGTTTACTTCGACCCTGCTGCCCAAGAGTTTGACCGCCGCGATGCCAACTATGCTTTCGTGGTGACCTACATCCCGAAGGATGACTTTGAGCAGAAGTTCCCCAAAGATGAGATGTCGGACTTTGAGGGCGCAAACTACGACCAAGACCATTGGATTGATGACGATACCGTAACGGTTGCCGAGTATTGGTACAAGGACTACAAGAAGAAAACCCTTGTGCTTCTGTCCAACGGGGTTACCCAATTCAAGGATGAGATCGAGAACCTTGAGGCTTTCCTGGCTAACGGCATCACCATCATCCGTGAACGAGAGGTTGAGATTCAGCAGGTCAAGATGTGCCTTGTGACTGGCGCAGGTGTGATTCAGGAAGCGGATTGGGCAGGCAAGTTTATCCCGATTGTGCCGGTCTACGGCGATGTGATTGATATTGACGGCGAGTTTCACTACTCCGGCATGGTTCGGTTCGGTAAGGATGCACAGCGCGTCTATAACTACCACCGCACCACGATGATTGAAACCATTGCCAACGCACCGAAAGTCCCGTACCTGGTTACCCCTGAGCAGATCAAGGGCTTTGAGAGCCTGTGGAAAGCAGCCAACAGCGAGAATATGCCGTTCTTGCCGTATAATCCCGATCCCCGTGCAGGTGGTATGCCCCAACGGTCAGGTGGTGTGGATGTCCCTGCCGCCCTGATTACCGCAAGCCAGTACGATGCCGAGGACTTGAAAGCCGTCACAGGCCAGTTCGATGCGTCTATGGGCATGGCAGGCAATGAAACAAGTGGTCGTGCCATTCTTGCTAGACAGCGCGAGGGCGATACCGCGACCTTCAGCTACATTGATAACCTGAGCCGAGCCATCAAGTTTACGGGTGAAATCCTGGTTGACCTGATTCCCAAGATTTACGATACCGAGCGCATTGTTCGGGTGCTTGGTGTTGATGGTGGCGAGAAGTGGGTTGCCCTGAACAAGGCTGTGATTGACCCTGCGACTGGTCAACTGGTTATCGAGAACGACCTGACGGTTGGCAAGTATGATGTGACCGTGACTGTTGGCGCGTCTTACAACACACAACGACAGGAAGCTGCCGAGGCCATGTTGCAGATGATGAACAACCCTGCGCTTGCCCCTGTGGTTGCTGACCTGTTGGCTAAGAACCTGGACATCCCGAACAGCGATGAGCTTGAGAAGCGGTTGCGTAAGATTGGCATAAAAGCCGGTGTGATTACCCCGACTGAGGATGACCTGAAGCAAGGTGGCGATGACATCGTTATGATGCTTGAGGAACAGAAGAATCAGGAAATCCAAGCCCTGACCATGCAGGCAGAGCAGGTGACCGCCCAACTGACCGCACAGCTTGCCGAGGTTAAGGCTAAGGCTGACAAACTGGCTGTGGTTGTTGAGCAGACAAAACTGGACAAAGAGAACGATCAGGCTCGTATCTTGCTTGAACGCGAGAAGCTGCGTCTTGATATTTACAGCGCGGAAACAGACCGCATGAAGCTCGACTTGGACAACAAGCGCATTGAGATGGATGCCGACATCAAGCAGCAACAGATTGCCCTGAACGAACAGCAATTCCGTGGTGAGATGGCTCTTGAGATTGCAGGCAAGATGTCCGGCGAGAACATCCAAGTTAACACCACCGACAGCGAACAACAGTTAAACGAATTGGGCAGGTATGACTGATGGACAACTTTACCGCCCGTGACATTGGACAGATTGAGGCTAAGGTGGACAACCTTGACGAAAAGATTGAGAAGCTAGAGAAGCATATGCACAGCCGAATCAAGGCTCTTGAGAACAAGATTGATGACCTGTCCAAGTTCATGACCAGTATCAATGTGGGGATTCAAATCATCATTTGGATTGGCGGTGCTGCCCTGACCATTATTAGTATTATGACTAAGTTCTTTGGGCTGATGAAATGAAGGTTTTGAAGGGGTGGAAAACGCTGACCTTTAACATCTTGGCGATTGCCGTGATGCAATGGGATGATGTGCGCCAGGGAATACTTAGCCTGTTCGGTGGGTGGGAGTATGCGGTTTCCGTATTGGCTGCGATGAATATCATACTGCGCGTTATAACCGTTGGGCCTGTGGCAATGATGTGGATCAGCAAAGAGGAACAAGATGGCATACAGACTCTCGAAAAAAAGCCTTGACCGTTTGGCAGGAATAAAAGAGCCGTTGCAGGCTCTCGCTAAGGCATCCATCGTGGACAGCCCGTATGACTTCAGCATCACCTGTGGGCTTAGAACCATAGAGGAACAGAAGGTACTGGTGGCTACGGGCAAGAGCAGAACGATGAAGTCTAGGCATCTGACTGGCAATGCCTTTGATATTGCCGTGTTCGTGGATGGCAAGATAACCTGGGACTTGAAATACTATAAGGCTGTTGCTACACATATCAAAAAGGTGGCTGCCAAGCTAGACATCAAGATTGTTTGGGGTGGCGACTGGAAGTCTTTTATTGATGGCCCACACTTTGAGCTGAGTAAATAATGATCCCGATGCTGACTGCTTGGTCGATTATCAAGGAAAACTGGAAACTCTTTGCGGTGGCGGTCTTGCTGACCGTGGTGTTTGCCCATGCCTTCTTGGGCTATCGTAAGGTGGCTCGATTGAAGGAACAGGTGGCGGTCTACGAGGCCGCAATCAACGAATACCGGCGGTTGGGTGACGAGCAGGCTAAGAAAGCGGTAGAGCAGGTTAAGGTGGTCGAGAAGCTCGTCTATGTTGAGGACAAGAAAAGGAAGGAAGCTGATGAACAGATTAAGGTTATTTACAGGGACAATGCAGAGGCGCGTGATTGGGCTTCTACCCCTGTTCCTGATGCTGTCGCTAACCGCCTGCGCGACTACTGAGGTCAAGTTAGTCCACAAGCCCCTGCCTGCCGACCTTGTTGGTGTGCGTGATGTATGCACATTGACCGATGCCGACCCCCTATTAAATGCTGACCTGGTTGTTGCATACTTGGATTGTGCTAGTAAGCTGAAGAAGGCTAATATGCGGTTTGATGCAATTCAGGAAGTAACGGAGAAAGAGTAATGGCTAACTGGCTGCAAACTGTCAATCGGAATATGGGTGGCGAGAGGGGTGTAAACTTCGCTAAGGCCGGTGTTTCCCTAGCTACTGGAAACCCATTGGGTGCTATCTACTACGGCATCAAGGGCTTTAACGCACCGACTCAAAGGAGTTGGGGAAGTCCTATCCAAAGGACAGGTGTAACAAGTGTTTATGATATTCAGAATAACATACAGCCGTCATGGTCACCGCTTTCACTAAACCCATCTGGTTCGCAGGGCATACCTAGAAGCGCAATGATACCGTCTGAATTTAATGCTGATTTAGCCCCTTATGTTCAGGATTTTGTCAATAAGATTCAAGTACCAACCGACTCTGGCCTACAAATGCCACAAGAGGAACAAGCACCGCAGGCACAAGCACCGCAACAAGCACCACCGCCTGTCGCACCTAAGATTACACCGACCAAGATGCCGATGCCTAGCGACCTGGACTTTATAACGGCTCAGCTTGATCCCTACGGTCAGAGTGCGTACCAAAGCCGAGCCATGCCTAACTACCAAGACCCGATGACTTCCAACAGGGGCTACTTTGACATGAACAAGGCCGGTACTGTTGGCGGCAAATACATTGAGGGCGCAGGTTGGATGACCGATGCTGCAAAGGCCTTTGGTCTGAAGCCTGAAGATTTAGAGTTTCAAGCCATGATGAACCAACGCATTGCAGGGATGTATGCCTAAGACGCAGACCAAGCCAGGACTGTCACCAAGAGAGCTTGATGCTCTCAGAAGGCAGTATCTTGCCGAGCAAAAGCAGATAGACTCCGCATCCAAGTGGCAGCTTGCCAATGACATTGCTTCTGGCATCAACGACATTGTTGGTCGTGGTGTTATAGCCCCGATTCTTGGTATTCCTGGCGACATCAATCAGGCTTTGTGGGATGCAGGCGCATGGGTCAATAACAAGATTAAGGATGTCGAATACGCAACTGGAATGGTAAAGCCTGACCTATCTTCTTTAGTTACTGGTCAGCGCAAGGGATATATCCCGTACTCCCAGGGCAATGCCTACTTAGGCTCTGAGGACATCGGCAACAGGATGGAACGGGCAGGCCTTGTATCACCTGAACGCAGGCCAAAAACCGAGTTAGCTGCAAGCCTTGTCAGCCCTAGTTCTGCTGCAAAGACCGCTATCAATGCACCCAAGACCGCCGTGAATATGTTGCGGATGGTTGATAACCTAGAAGCCCCTAGCCGTGGTGTGCGTACCGCAGACGGTATGTATATCCCCCGTGGTCAGATGGGCGCGATTGAGAACCTGTGGCATGGCTCACCGCATACCTTTGACCGCTTTGACCTGGGTAAGATTGGGACAGGCGAGGGCGCACAGGCTTACGGGCATGGCGCGTATTTGGCTGAACATCCAGTTACGGCTGAAACCTATGCGCAGAAACTGTCTGGCGCACCCGTTGGCCCGCCGATGCCTGTTGACTTCCTGCATGGTGGCAAGGCATACAAGAAAAACGGGCAACAGCTTCTTGAGCAATCTGAAAGTGGCGAGTGGCGAGAAATAGGGAAAGACGAGTACCTAAGCGCATATCAAGACGCGCAAGCCACTTATGAGCAAATGCCAAAGGGCAACCTCTACCAAACCCGTCTAGCATGGCCTGATGCCGCCCGTGAAGCCGCAGACCCGTTAAGCCCTGAGAACTTCCTTGATTGGGATAAGCCCCTGAGTGAGCAGCCCGTTAAAGACAAGGTTGTGCAAGCGTTCAAGGCTAGAGGGTTCGATGACTGGCAGATTGAATCAATGCTTAACCGTGGCATTACTGGCGAACAGGCCAATGTGTATCTTGGCGGTATCAATGGAAGCGAAACTGGCGCTAAAAGCCTGCTAGATGCAGGCATCCCAGGAATCCGATACTTAGACGCAAGCTCTCGCCCTACCAATATTGTTGATAAAGAGCTATATGCGCTTTACGAAAAATATAAAGATGTTAACAAGGCTGTTGATGAAATGATGAAAGGTGTTTACAACACACCAAAAGTTAAGCAGCAAATGCGAGATGGGTATATCAAGCAATTAAATACGCAAAAGCAAACAAGTAACTATGTCGTATTTGATGACAAGCTGATTGACATAGTAAGCCGGAATAATCAGCCGATTAAGAAATAACACACAAAGGTGATTTATGAACGAAAAGATGATGCAAATGATTGAGATGATGCTGACCAAGCACAAGGCCATGAAGCACGGTGGCAAGACTGGTAAATACGGCAAGGAAGCCGAGGATATGGAAGAAGGCTACGAGGAAGAGGGCTACGGCGAGGAAGGCGAGGATGAAACCGAGGTCACCATCAAGTTTTGTGGCAAGGATGCCATGAAGAAAGCCCATGATCTGCTGATGGCAAGCTATAAGAAGTAATGTGCTAAATACT